TTGCAATATAGGGTATAGGTATACCCGACATTTCTTCCCACATAACAGAATAAGCAGAACATTGCATAAAATAATTATCAATCCATTCTTCTTTTTTGGGTTTACTAGAAGTCTTAAAATCGATTATGTGATTTTTTCCACGAAATTTACCAATACAATCAACTCTTCCAGCGGTTTTTAAATGATTTGAAAATAATGCACGTTCTTGCCCATAAACCAATTCTATTTCATCAAGAATTGGTTGAATACTTTTAAACATAACAACATTATCAGGTGTACATTTGTCAAATGACAAATCATTATTTAAATAATTTTCACAAAGTTTATGGACTCTTGTTCCACGACGAGAAGCTTGAGTGGAAATTTTATTGGCTTCTTTTTCTCCAACACGCTTTCTCCATTTAATTATACCTTCTTTTTTATAATTAGAAAGTATAGTAGTGACGGAAGGATACTTTTCACCAGCAGGAGTAATATAATATCTTTTTCCGTTTTCATTTAACGTTTTTAAGTCTAAATCTCCAAAAACATTTTCATGTATAAACATTATTCAATTACATTGAGGGTGCTACCATGATGTGCATTTTTTATTTCTTTTAACTTATCATTAAAAGAAGCATCTGGTTTATTGGGTCCTATATTATCATAAGCAAATCCTGGAGCAAAAATTCTCAGCTTAATATCACATTTTACACCACTTGAATGTGATGAACCCTTTACCTTACATTCGGGATGAGGTTGAGAACGAATTAACGGCTCTTTTCTCATATCAATAGGTAAAAACTCTTCAAAGGTTAACCCGCATTTAACACATTCGTAATCATACGTTGGCATAATATTATTCCTTATTAAAACACAAAATTATCAAACGAATTCCATGTTTTTTGACATTGACATATATTGTTGTTTAGTATTAATAAATTGAACTGAATCGTTATCTAATATCACACTAATATTATCAAGCTGTTTAGGAATAACATTATCAAATAAACACATATCTTTATTTCCGATTACATTAAATATCATTGGATTTAAATAACACGCTCCTGATGTTGCTAAAAGCTGTTTATTCAATTTATATTCGGGCTTAACTATAATTTTTTCTATTTTATCAGAACCGTTTTTATATTTAATGAAATTTTTATATTTACCATCTTCCATGGTCATATGTGACAAAATAGAAATTATTTTTCCATTATTTTTATGAACATTATAATAATTTTCTATATCAAAATTATATAAATTGTCACCATCCAAAAATAAAAAATCTCCTCCATCTAATTTATGACTTAATGATTTTAAAGTTTGAGCTGTTCCTACACATTTAGAAAGTTTATGTGTATTAATTTTTAAATCTGATGAAAACAATATTTCAATTTGATATTTATTTAATGCTAATTCAATTTGATTGTGATGATATTTTGTCGCAACAATTACTTCATCAATATCATATTTTTGCAACCATTCAAGATTGTGAAATAGAATCGATTTCGTTTTTATTGACAATAAACACTTTGGCATCATATCTGTAAAGGGCCGTAACTCTATATTCATGCCAGTACAATTCATCAATACTTTCATTTTTTAGATTTCTCATTATTCTTAGGTATTGATTTTTCAGTTTTCGAAAAACGGCCCTGATTATCTCTTTCGGGTTCGGGACTGGGTTGTTGAACTCCCTCCGGGAAAGAGTTATAAGCCACACTATGAGTAATTTTATCATATTTTTCTTGAAGTTTTTTATCCTTCATATACCAAAGATCATCAGCTTCAGAAGGATGCAACGAGCTAACTAATGAATGCCAAAGGGTTTCTCGCTTTAAGCTAGTCAAAGTTGGATGTCCGCCCTCGACAAATAAATACATTTTTCTTACTTCATAATTCAATGTAGCACCATCATCATTAGCTCCCAAATTTGGGAAATAACTATTTTGCGGTTCAAAGTCTTCCGTTCTTAAAGTTGGTCGACCTTCAGGAAGAAGGAATTTTATATCTGAATTAAAATTACATATTAACAGTTGTCGTACTGCCTTAGTGTGGTGATGCCGTAAATAATTAATACGTTCTTCATCTGTAGATAACTCATTTGCATGAGAAAAAATCTCGCTTGTCATTTGTGCAGTCATAATATTCTCCTAAAATTCATTTATTTGCTCCATTAAGATTTTAAGTTTATGTTTTATAAAATAATTAAAAAGTTTAGATCTACCAACTTCGGGTAAATTATCATATTCATCTACAATATTGGTTTGCAACCATTCAGGTATTTTAGTCAAATCTATCAACATTTCATTTCTACGATAATTACGTAACTGTTCACCTTCGCAAAAAGCATCAGGGTCAAGTTCAGACCAAACTGATACTTTTTTCTTCAATATGGGGGTTTGTCTTTTATCGGTAACAAACGTGTCGTCGGAAGACATAAAATTAGGAACACCATCGGTTGCATCACCCCTCAATATATGCTCTCTTAAAAAATTAACCGGATTATCACTATTGAGATATTTTTTAGAGAGGGGCGAATATTGAGTTACATTTTCATATTTTTGTAATTGAATAAAATCTTTATCACTTGATAATATTAAAACGGGTTCTGGAACAAAAAATAATTCTTCAATAGATGTAACAACTGCATCAGAATCATGACCATCTTTCAATTTACTCGTTTTCTTTTCTCGAAACATTACAAGAGTAGCAATAATATCATCTGCCTCTGCTTTATCTATATATACAACTTTATAAGGAAAATTTTCACTTAACTCTTCTCGAATTTTATGTAATATTCTATACAATTCAGACCAATCAAAATCAGATTTATCTTTTATTATTTTTCTATTAGCTTTATAATATTTAAATACATCTTTTCGCCAATTATTTCTCGCATCACAGCAAACAACTAAGTTACCGTATTCCTCGTTAAATTTATGATGATACATTCTTATAGTATTTAATACTGTATGTCTGACATAATCTTCAGACATTAGTTTTTTATTCATCATCACATTTGCAATAACGATTTGCGAATAATCAAGTAATATCATTTTATAATTTTAAGAAGTATAGTTTCATTATTAATACGACCAGTTAAATCTTTTTCTTTAGACTTAATAGAATCATATTGTCGTTTAATCACCAGTTTACTTCCAGAAAGTATCTTTGTTAATATACTTTCTGGTTTTCTTAATGTTTTACATTTAGAAAGGGTTAAATTGAATCCTTGAATAGTGCTTCCTTTTACAGATAGACCAGCAGGCCCATCGGATTTATACATACCAAGTTTACGATACTTTGAATTAAATACATACAATTGATCAGCACCAATAATTTCAGAAGGATTAATTGATACTATTTTATACTCATCATCTTGTTTTTTATACTTCAATTTGGAAATTTGTTTAATAATTGAAACTTGTTTTTTCTTTCGTGGAAGTTTTTGACTGTTAACATTGGCGGAATATCGTTCACAGTCATTAATAATTGCGTGTATAAACTTACCATATTCAATAAATTGGTTCTTCGTCATGTTGGCATAAGATTCTGCTACATAGTCATCTGTTGATACCAATTCTAGTTCTTTTAAATACGGCTGAAATTCATTTGATATTTTTTTAGCAATTAATCCTTTAATTCCTTTCTTAACCAACCAATCATATGTGCTTATGGTCGACTCATAATTATTATCAATGAAGTCATCTATGGTACCTTCTAGTTCAGTAGCATAGTGAACTACTTGTTCTCTTATATGATCTTGTATTGATGGTTTGTTATCTCCATTAGTTTCTTTTTCTTCAACTTTTTTCTGAACAACAACAGAACCATTTCGCTTACAAAATTCTATATAAGATTTAATTGTTTTTACATATTTTTCTGGAAGAGTTTCAAAACCTCTCAATACCATTCTTCCAAGAAATCCAGCAGTTCTTAAATTAATAATTGTTGAACCTTCAATAAAAACACCAGACTTCCCCCAGGAAGAAAGTTTAACATGTAGAGTATCTTCTTTAGAATATCCAGCATGTTTCATATAATCAATCAACCAACGTTTAGCTTGGTCTGCTTCACAAAAATGCGAATACCAATTCAATCCAGTCGCAATATCAATCCACTTAGATTTATCATCGAAGACGGGTTCGGAATCCTTCTGTAATTTATCAAAAGCTTTTCTTGAACTAATAAAGGTATTAACTTTTTTTGATTTCTTTAGCGGCATAATCTAAGTCATATGTTAAGTTATCGAGAAAATCAGTCCATTGGTCAATTCGCTTATCCCAACTATAATGAGTATGTGAATATTCCACTGCATTATCAAGATTTTTTTGAACATCTTTTGTCCAGTATATATCCATTACATCTTCAAGTTCATCAGCAAATTTTTCAGCATGTTTATTTTTATTTTCTGTATAATTATACATGTACGCAAACTCGCCACATGTTTCGGGTAAAGCGCCCCAATTAGAAGTAACAATTGCACAATGAGCAGACATTGCTTCCATGGCAACTCTGCATGAAGTTTCTTGCCAAGTAGACGGATAGGCCAATATATGCATATTTTTCCAGTGGTTTCTCATTTCATCGTAAGGAACTGCTCCATAATACGTCACTCTTGGGTCCGATTCGCACTTTTCAAATAAATGTTTATAGGGTTCATCGTTTTGCTTCCATCCATACAAACTATAACTAGAAAAAACATGTAAATGAAAATCAGTCCTATCAATTAAATCCAAGGAGGCCATAAGCACATCAAGACCTCGTTGAGGAGTTGATGCGTATACTAATTGAAGATCCTTTGTTTCAGATTTTTGGTGTTTAGGAATAGGAACAATAGCATTTTTAATCACTTCACCACGTTCATATGGTATTTTTAATAATGTATTAAACTGCTGTTGTTGCCAGTGACTAACGAAAACTAATTTATCAAACAGGTCTATTGATGGAGTTGTTAGTAAAGAATGAACGGGATCTAATGCAAGATCATGTAACCAATAAATCCTACGTTTATTTTCTTCTATATCATTAACTCTTGAAACAATAAATTGAAATTTATCTTTATATTCTTGAGACAATCTGCGGAATAATTCCATTGAAAGAAGTTCTGTCCCGCCTAAAGAATTTTCAGCAAGATTCCCTTTTTCGTGTTGAGGTATTTTTACATCTACATTATCAAGCATAATTCACCTTTATATTCAAAACAATTGACCTTCCACAAACAAGATCATTAAATATTATTATTAAAACCTTCTTTTATTTGCAATAAACCTTTTGTTCCACAATGGGGACAATACATTGATTTTACTATTTTCTTATGCATTTCTTCTTTATTGTCAATAGTTTTTACATAACTCCACCATTTCTCGCATTTTCCACAATTAAAATGATATAACATTTCATAAACAAAAACATGTTCCCATTCATCGAGCATAACAATTTCTTTCTATTGCGTAAATGTTTTGTCAAAAAAACCAAAGTAACATATAAGGATTCCTTAATTTAAATAGGGCGAGTCTACATCTTTAACTTCGGGGCTTTTGGCAGACATTTTTTCACAAAAATCATGAAAATCATCTAAATTGTCTTCTTCGTGAAAATGAGCTTCATCATAACGTGTAAATAATTCTTTTGCTTCCCGCAACATTTCGACACGAAATTCGTGGATTGTGCCATCGGGCTCATGAGCCAATAAACAACCCTGTTCTTTTTTATAAAACAAATCTATACTTGTTATCGAAAACATTATTATATTATGTTGAAGTCGAATGATTGAAAGGGGCGCGGCCTGGGTGGTGGGGGTGCAGATCCATTCTTCCACTCAGACCTCCCTGCGCCATTCGAAAAATTATTTATTATTTGATGTTTTTATATTTATAAAAACATATAAAAGAGCAAAAAACACACCTAAAATAATAAAAAGCTGAAGAGGTAAAAACACTGCACTCCAGCTCCATAAAATATTACCTGTTAATTTTAATATTATTAAAATTAACGTTATAACAAAAAATAATGGACCAATGGAAACAATTTTCATCTAGTTGATTTCCCAACAATCCTTGTATAAAAATCTCGGTCCATTGAAACATTAATATTAGAACCCATTCTTTGATTTTCTGAAATCACGGGTTTAATTTGTTCTGGTACAATACATTCTAATTTTGTAATTTTACCACCTTTTTCTAAATATTCATCAATTTTAACATTTAAATTGCTTCTTGATATTTTAAATTTCTTTTTAGTCTTCTTAGCCATTTTTCTCGATTATAATAGGTTAATTATAAAAAAACAATTTTCGTATTTATTGTTTATTGAATACTTATTTATTGTTTATTGAATACTTACGAATAAGACATTCAATACCATCCTCAATTGCTGACCGATCTTTTACAAAGTTTCTCAGTCGTTTTACAATTTCAAGATATGTCACGAATAAAAACAGAATTCAAATCCTCAAATCCATTCCAATCATAACGAAAGTCGCAACCTTTTTCGGACAAAGTATGTAGTTCAGTGCAATCCCAAGTAGCAACTTGCCATTCATTCTTTGAGGCAACCCAAACATAAACATATTCAAGATGTGAACTTTCTTTAATATATTCTTCAAATTCAAAATAGTTTTCATATGTTATTGGTTCGAGATCATTGCCCCGATCTGCATGAGAATCTTCAATCGATTTTTCTAAGGATGATGCGTAACCCAAAGACGTTGCCAGCTCATAGGCTTTTTCTTTATTATTATAGGTTTCTAACAACCGTTCACCAACACCTCTTATATAACCATCATAATGTATGTATGATGTAGTAACTTTCCAATCCTCATCCATATATGCAACTAAACTGTTCGTACTCATAATATATCTCCTTTAGCCTATTATAATCACATTATCATAAATTAAAAAGAATACATAATAATTATCGTCAAATACATCATACCAAACAACAATAACGCTGTTGTAATTTCTTTAATCAACATAGTCATAATCAAATCTCAGTTGAGTTAAAACAGAAAGGAATAATTCCTAACCTTCACTTATATTATCTCAAATATAGGATGAAGTGTCAAGTCTTTTCTTCATTTGGTTCCAGTGTATGTGAAAGGCTTATCCCATTTTCCAATACCGGTAAAGACATAAAATGCCGTAGAAAAATAATCAGTCATCATATCTGAATCATCGTACCAATCTTTTCCCCCATCTTTTGCAGGAGCGGTTTTGGCAATCGTGTCAATTCGATCTAACAGTGTCTTTACTTCGTCTTTCGGAGTCATCCAAGGAGAAACTCTTCCGAACCCATATCCGTTCCCTTCGTTACAATCGTATTCTGGATTGGCCTCTAAATTCCATTTAGTAGATGACAACAATTTAATATCTACACCAGAGTGGTGTCTGTTTTTCACTGAAAATTTCAGTGTTTTTCCGAACTCTTCTTTAAGAGCTTTACGGATTGATTTCGTTTCTTCTGAACTAAGATGGGCCATTTTCAAATCTCGTTTGGGTTAACTTAATCTTTACTCATTCTCTACTACTATGGTATCAAATCCAGCTGAAAGTGTCAAGCTAAACCATAATTATATATGGTACTCCGTATGGGTTCTGCCCCCATCTGACTGCCTTGAAAGGACAGTGACCACACTAGCCGTCCCACGGAGCATTATTTATAATCAAACCATCTAATGGGTTTGTTGTATCGTGTTAATAGTTCGTCTAAATTTATAATCAATTCATCAGACTTGAAGTCCCAAAGCCAATCGCTTAATGC